CGACCAACTTTTTCTTTGATAGTTTGATTGGCCGGTTTTACTTCAATAATTTCTACTCGTTTTTTGCCATTACGGTCTACATATGCAACAAAAAAATCTGGAACATATATTGTATGTTTACCTGTTAATGGATTACGATAAGGAATTCGAACTGCTTCACTAGCCCATTGGGCTACATTAGGATGTTCATCACAAAAACGCATAAACGCAAATTCCCAACTGCTTCTGTATGTAGGTGTTTTTCTACCTACATATTTTTGAGGCTGTTTGAGATTATATTTTCCTTGCGCAAAGTGAGCCATACTACACTACTATGTTGCGTTTTTCTAACTTTTCTACAACCTCTGTTCGTTTAAATCCTAGACTTGAAGTTGAATCTCGGCTGTAGTTTAATACTTCTGCAACAACACTACTTAATTGAATTTCATTCAACCCTTTTAGTGTGTCTAAGAGTTGAAAAACATTTACGCTATCAATCTTTGCTTGTTCTAATAATATAGTTGATGTGCTAATAGCGGCTGTTTTATCAAAACCTCGTTTTTCAAAAAAGCCAATAACTGCATCTACTTCGTTACTAGGAAAACTTAATTTTTTACTAAAGTATTTGTCAAAAAACTCTGTTGTTCTTTTTTCTGACGTAACTGGTGCGCTTGGTAAACTTGACATTATGTTACTGATCCTCTTAATGCGTTTCTGACAGCTTCAGGTAAACTATTGTAATTAGCAGTGTTACCATTTACACCTCCTGTGCCGCCGTTGTTTTGGAATGCTTTATTGTTTGCTATTCTTGCAGCACTGTCTGCTGCGGCCTGTGTGTTGTTTGCTGCTTTTGCAAGAGCACTTAATCCTGCAACTGCTGCTGTAGCAACCACAAGATCTTTTGCGCCACCACTTCCTCCATTTTTTGGAAAGTATGTGTTTGCTACACCGCTTACATCTGTTCCTGCTGCGGCACCTATTGCGCCTTTTAATAAACTAAATCCTTCTGCTCTTAAACCTTCACTGCTGAGGTTTCTTACATTACTAATTAAATTAGCTGCTGCAAGTCCTGCTTCTAGTGGGCTTTTAAATGAACCATCATTAGTAATAAAGTCATATAAACTTATACCAGCACCAATGACACCACCAATACCTAGTGATCCGCCTCCTAGTAAACTAGCAGGGCTTGGCGTTGTGTCATAATGAGATGGATCTGCAAATCCTTTAGGACTATCTGCACCAATAGATCCTCTATCATACCATACTGCTTCATATGCAACAGTCATATTATTTTGCATTAAGCCCGAACCATCTGCAGAATCAACACTATCGTGTCCCCAGTCTGTAACTGTGGGATTTACTAGTGTATAGGTTGTATAAGTCTTTCTAGTTAATTGACTAATTTGAATAGATCTAAAAAACGGCTCGCTTTGGTTATTATCTAAACCATATCTATGTTTGTTTAATTCTTTACCCAAGTAAGTGTTGTCACCTGGTGCAGTAGCACTTATTTGTCTATTGTATGCTTCTGGTAGCGCACCATAGTTACCGTCTGCAAAATAATATCTATAATATGCTTCCATTAATGCAGAAGTAATGCCCAAGTTATCATCGTGGAATGTTATATTTACTGGACTATATGAAATACCAGTTTGAACATTTTTTACTCTGTTGTATTTCTTTTTTGTTTCAACTTGTGCTTGGTACTTAGGTAAATCTGCTGCTTTTACAAGTAATCCAATTTCTCTATTGTGTCTTTGTTTAAGCTCAGGCAATATACTTGCTGGCGTATCATTTATTTCAAAAAATACATGATAGAGAAATTTTGTCTTCGGTGCTAGCCTAAAAGCATCCGTGACAAAGGTTTTACTTGCGTGTCTAAAATCACCAAGGTTACCTTTTGGGCTTAACGCCCCGCTTGCTAAATTGTCTAAAAATCCTGTGAACTTTGCCATACTAATATTTATCAGATTAATTAACTGGGCAGATAAAAGAAAAGGGGTACTATAAAAGTACCCCTATAAAGATTAGGAACTCTTGTTATTTTTATGCGCCACCGCCGGTAACTAGTGTATTTGCAGTTCTGCCAATAGCAGTACCAATACCTGTACCTTGTGGTGATTGTATAGCATTATCGTATCTAATAGTTAATGCAATACTTACTGGGTCTGTTGAGTTTGAATATGCTAAACTATTATAGTTTGCACTTTCAACATAACAGCCGTATAATTCAAATGTTTCTAGCACAGTTGGTGTGTTAGCACCGTTACCACCGTCTAAGATTTCAATTCTTGTTACAAATTTGTAATCTTGTCCAGATGCTGCACTTGATTGTTCGTAAAAGTCAAACTGTTTCTGAAGTTGTTCACCAACAAGTTTTTGTACATTGTTGTTAACATCTTCACGCAAGTTAAGTGTAATTGGTTCCCAACTGTGTTTACCTGCTAGATAAACTCTTGAGTTGTAAATGTCTATAGTCATTTGTTCAAATGACACATTTGGACGAGCTACATCGATAACTTGTTTTGTTAGTTCTGTTGTTGGTGTTGATACACCAAAATTTTCTAATGATACCCTAAAACGATATTGTAGTTTGGGCATCAACAGGCCTTGGTTGCTTGCAGAATCTCCGCTAGCCAAAGGCACTGTGATTTTTGATAGTGTTGATATTGCCATTTAATTTGCTCCTAATCTATAAGTATTTATCAATCTTACAGTCCTGCTATTTCTCCAGTATTTTTCAGTCTAAGCGGAATGTAAATAAATTCAACTGCTTTAACTGGTTCGATAGCAATGTCTAAGTATAGTTCATTTCTATCAATTCTACTTGGAGTATTGTTTGATTCATCACAAACTACAAGGAAGTCATACAACGCTCTTTGACCTACTAGTTCAAGTAGTAAGCTCTCTGCAGCTTGTTTGATTTCGTCTCTTGTAATCTTGTCATTTGGTTCAAACAAGTATGGTTTAGCAAGAGTGTTAAGCTGACTGCGTAAGTAGATAACAAGTCTTGCAACATTGATTCTATCTAAACTGCTTGCAGTTAACTGTCTTGTTTTCTGACCAAAAGCAACTAGTCCTGCACCTGTAATGAATGTAATAGGGTTAACTGCATTTGCATACAGTGTATCTCTTTGACCTTCATTTAATGCAATACTTGTAAATTCGCCTTCACTATTAATGTAACCTGTTGAACTTGCATTAGTGATGCCGCCGCGTCTTGTACCTGCTGGTGCAAACCATGGAAACGATACTTGATCGCTAAGTGCTATAGTTCTCATCATCATGTGTGACGGTGGAACAACAACATTATTACCAAAGTTGTCACTTGTAAATCCACTTGGATAATATACACCTAAGTATGGATCTGTTGTAACAAGTCCGTTGTCATTGTCTTCAACTGCTAGTGCTGTGTTTGTAGCCCAATTATTTAATGAAGTTGCATCACTTGTTAAACGGAATGGTGAATCACCTAATACAAATGCTGTTAAGCCTCTGTCATAGTTTAATGATTTCATTTCACCAATTAGTTCCGGATAACCTGGAGTTGCCATTAAGTTAAACAGTCTTGATTCATCATCTCTAATATCTTCATTACTGTTAACTAGTGCTTGTAACGCTTGAACAACAACTTTACGCTGTGCCTTGCGTCCAAATGTACCTGCGCCATTTTCTTGGTTTGCGCTTTCAGTTACCCAACGATCTGTAGCATATGCTGCCATTGATTGACCAAGTCCTGTACCGTATCTTGCGTTATTGCCAGCTGTGTTAATGTAGTTTCTTACATATTTTTTAACATTGAATCCGCTTCTGCGTAGATTCCATAACAACATACCTTTTGGATATAATGCTGGATCTGGACAATCTGGATCAACATAGTCACTTGCTAGTAGATCTTCAATAGTACCTGCTGTTGCACTGTTTGCACCTGCTGTGTTATATCTAACATCAGCAAATAGTATACCATCTTCAGATGTTTGGTCTCCACTGTCAACTAAGAACCATCTGTTTGCAATTGGAAGATCAGTTCTTGCTCCGTTAAACTTGTAAAGTTTTGGATAATTTTCTAAGTCTGATGTATCAATCCAAAGATCGCCTGTTACTAGAGCTGTTCCATCACTTTGTGTTGTAGGAGTTGTAGCTGATACAATTGGTCCTGCTGCATCTGGAGTTTTTGTTCCATCTACATCATAAAAAGGACTTGCTGTTGAACTTTCTCCGCTTGACCCGTCGTATAACAGTCCTACCCACTCACTACCATTATGTACAAGCATGTCTACTTCGTCAACAATTGAATTGTACCAAAGTCTACCATCTGCTGTAGTAGCAGTTACTTGAGTATTACTTGCTGTAAAGAATCCGTTACCTTGATCGTTAACTGGTGACCAAAGTGTTGCTTGGAATTGTTTTGGACTAGTTGAACTTGAGGTTCCTGGAACATAAATTAAGTTAGGTGTTCCGCTAGTTGGGCTAACATATGGAGTAAATCCAGCTGCTTCCAACACGCCATCTGTGTCAACAAAACGAATTTCACCGCCTAATGCATGTTGAATAACAACTTTGTTTTGCGCATTTACAACCGCAGTAACATTATTAATGTTTGCATCGTTGATTGCGCCAGCCATTGTTGTAGCATCGCTTGCGGCACCTGAGTAATTTGCTTGTACTGTTTTTGCTGTTTCAAAACTTGCTGAACCGTTATCAGTAGTTTGTACTGTAAATGATCCCGATCCTGAAGATATTGAACCAATTACAATTTTTGACCCAGTAATTGTAGTAGGAGCATTAGCTCTTCTACGCTGTAATTTAATAGTGGCAAGTGGCTGTGTATCACCAGCAACATTTGTTTCTGCATAAATGTCACCAGTTAATAGTTTTGCGCCACCGCCAGTTGGATCTAATTCATATAATGCTGACTGGTTGTCGCTATACATTGGAGCCGATACCGTCTGCCATAGCTCTGTACTGTTATTCCACTTTTTAACAACAATGTTTGCACCAAGGTTTGGTGTAGTTGTTTTAAGCCAAATACTTCCAGTAGGTCTTGTATATGTGTCACCTGTCTTCCATTCAGGAATACTAGTGTGCTTACCAATTTGTAATGCTGGTGGATAATATGTTCCAACAGCAATTCCTAGCTCACCTAGTCTGTCAGTGTTACCTGTAATAACAATCGGTCCACCTAATGAACTATCGTCTGCACCGCTACTTGATCCATCACTATAAATTTCAAGTTTAAGATCAACAGCTGCAGCTGTAATTCCTGGAATGCTTAATCCATTAATTGTTGCAACTACATCACTTATTGTGTCTGAACTATTAACAGTTACACTAGTATCATTAATTGTAATAGCTGCTGTTCCTGCAAAAGTCGGATTTGAAGCAGTACCCTGGATTGTTGGCCAGCTCTTTGTCCACGCATCGCTACCAACAAGTACCCAAGTACCTGCACTATTTCTATAAAACACTCTTAGCAAAGTTGTTGTTGCAACGATTGCATAAGATCCTACACTACCTACACTGGCTACTGGAATTTCGCCTGCGTAACCATTAGTAACTAGTGAACCTGTGTTAGTTAATTCTGTTGAGCTAGTAATCACATATGGCACTTTATTAGTGAAAACTTGTCCGCTGTTGAGTACGGTTGCACCATTCCATTCTTGTATACCCCACAAGCTGTTTGATGTGTCTAACCAATATGTTCCATCAGTTGGATTTGCAGCTGGTGCAGTTGATGTTGCTTCTAGTTGTCCTAGGTCTACATTTGCTCTAACTACCCATGCTCTGTTAGCAACACCCAAATATGAATATGCAGCTTGCAAACCATATTCGTTTAGTTCGCCGCCGTGTATCGGATTATTATTTGAATCTGTTTTAAATACTGGATCGCCAAATGTGTCTGCTAAGTCTCTTTGTGATGTTAGCAAATATGGTGTTCCTGCGTTGGCTGCTAGTGTACCAGGTGCTGTACCTGTTCCTGCAGCGTTTGTTTTATTTGATGCCGAAGCAACAAAAATCATTGGTGTTGTACCTGGCTCAGCTGGGGTATAGAAACTTTCGTCTATTACGCTGACCTGTACTCCTGGTGATACTAGTGCCATTTTTATTCTCCTATCGTGGACATTCGTTGTTAGTATTATTTAGCAGATAATTTTAAAAATCCACCAGAAATCCATACATAAAAGGGACCGAAAAGGTGAGGTAAATACAATATGAGACCTTTATGCGTATGTGGACAACGGCCTGCGGCTATTAATTACCGAAAAGGTAAAAAGATATATTATCGAAAGAAGTGTGAAACCTGTCTACGCAACGGTACCGGTCACGGAATTCCAAAATGGAAGTTAAGCGGATATGAAAAAAAGAATATTTGTGAAAAGTGTGGATACACTAGTAAACACAAAGAACAGTTTAATGTGTTTCATATAGACGGTAACTTAGTTAATTGTCGACCAAGTAATCTAAAAACGGTATGTGCTAACTGTCAGCGTATAATGCAAAAAGAAGGTGTTAAATGGAAACAAGGTGACCTTTTACCCGACTTCTAAGTTCCAACAATGTTCCATTATTATCTATAACTTTGTCAAAAGATACATTTGCCCAAGCCCATTCTGATTTATGAACATCTTGAGGTTCAGCACCGATATCAACATACATTCTAAACCATACGGGATCAGGACCTCTTCTAACACGCCAAATTTTACCACCTAATCCTTGTATCATAGTTGCTTCGTTTTCAAAGCGAACATCTGGAATAACAAAGTTTATATGAGGGTTTTGTTGAAGTTTTTGCTTTACAAGGCTTACCCAAATACCATCATAAAACCCGTTACGCATACAATCAGTACCAAATAACTGAAGGACCAAGCGAGGGGTAATATCGGTTCCTGTTTCTTTTGACCAAAAGCTGTCTTGCTGTTCACGCCACTTTCTGCTTTCATCTGTATCACCTTCTAGCATTTGGCGATTCCAGCCAAATACTTCTGCTACTCCGTCTTTAAGTTTATCTGCAAATGATATTTTTGTATAGCCATAATCTTGCACAAGTGTATCTGCAACAGTTCCCTTGCCAGATCCAATTAAACCACAAATGCCAATAATCACGAAAATCTCCTAAATTACAATGTATATTATACATAATAATTTAGTAACTGTCAAGCAGTTTTTAGCCTATAGTGAAATAATATCCTGTACCGCCTGCCATTGCAGTTGACACTTCTGTTTCTAGTTTTTCCATTTCGGACTGTGCTTCTGCTTTGAGTGCATCGCCGTTTAACTGTCCGCCGCCTTGTGGACCAGCAATAGTAGCAAATTTTGATCTTGCTTCGCCTAACATATATTTACAAGTTGCAACAGTATAATCTTTTATCCACTGTTTTGCAAGGTAATCGTCGAGTAACTGTTCG